GAACAGTTTAATGCATTTATTAATAGCATGGAGCCAGTAGACAGTGAGTTTATTGGTCAAGATTCAGGGGCTGTACACTAATGAGTGCCGATCCTAAATTATCTAACACAACTAAAATGCCATGCAAGTCTTTTAGTTTAGAGGCAGGAGAAACTTGTCCAGCAAGTAGAGATGAGGATGGTACTGTTGTTGACTCATGCCAGATTTGTTATGCCAAGATTGGATATTACAGAATGGGTAACACTAAATGAGTGAGACAACACAATAAAAAGGATTGGAAAAATCCTGATTGGGTTCAAGTAATGGTAAACGAAATTAAAGGGGATAAATACTTCCGATGGTTTGATAGCGGAGATTGCTACCATACTAAATTAGCCTTTAAAATTCTAGAGGTTATGAGATTAACACCAGAGACTAAGCATTGGATGCCGACTAAACAATATAAATTTCTAAAGTTTAGAAAGATATTTGAAAGAATGAATGGGCTTTCTAATGTTGCTGTTAGGTATTCTTCAGACAGTATAGTTGGAGAAACAATTAAAGGTGAGTACACATCTACAATTATTCCTAATTCTTCTTGGCCTATAGAGAATGTAAAGATTTGTCATGCTTATAAGCGTAAAGGGAAATGTGGATTTTGTAGAAGCTGTTGGAATAAGGCAGTAAAAACAGTAGCTTATCCGGCACATGGAGCCGTTGCTACTAAGATTTTAAAATGGGCAGTTTAATGGAAGGGCATAGCATGGGACTAAGAAGAAACTTGCGATGCTTTTGTGTTAGTAAGGTAGGTTAAAAAAAGTCTTCGGACTATACTCAATCATTGAAGCTTGGCCTAGTGGAGATTGAAAAGTCTATTCGCATAGACACCTATTTCTTAATAACTATTAGTATGTTTACTATTAGTTGGCAGGTGCAATTCCTGCTCCCTTCCACTTTAATTTACAGGCCGCGACAGATAGTTACTGTCTAGTGTGATCCGCATGATAGAAGTGGACTGAGTACCCACAGGATCAGAGCTATCTGAAAATAGTCGTGATGGTAAAGCGTTAAGAAGTGTGGGTAGCGGATACCTGAAAGCAATCATAGTCACTTAGAGGGCTGTAGGAACAACAGTCTTTGTTCATAGTGAATAGACCTACTCCGTCCACACTTTTCCATAACTTTAAGGAGAAAGCATGGCATATTCAGACAAAGTTTTAGATCACTATGAGAACCCACGCAATGTTGGTAGGCTGGATGATAAAGACTCGAACGTTGGGACGGGTATGGTAGGAGCGCCAGCTTGTGGTGATGTGATGCGCTTACAAATCAAGGTGAATGATGATGGCGTGATTGAGGATGCAAAGTTTAAAACCTATGGTTGTGGATCAGCGATTGCATCTAGTTCATTACTAACTGAGTGGGTCAAGGGGCGTTCTTTGGATGAGGCTACTGAGATAAGAAATAAGGATATTGCCAATGAACTAGGATTACCTCCGGTAAAGATTCACTGCTCGGTATTGGCGGAAGATGCTATCAAGGCAGCGATAGCGGATGTGAAACATAAACGAGGAGACAACAATGGAACCTGAAACAACAGAAGCACTAGATATAATATGGGATACAATAGAAAAACATGACGAGGAATTAAACAATTTACTGGATCAAATTACAGAGGAAGATGATGAACAGCTTAACAACATCAGAGGCATTGAGTAGAATTTTTAATGCTATCGACACAACAGATGACTACTGGGTTATAGCATTCGATACGCTTGTAGAGAGGCTAGGCTTTGTGTGGGATAACGACACAGAACAGTTTGTTACACAGGATACAGGAGATGTAGTGTGATAATAGTAGGGTATGTATTGTTTGGTATACTTATTCTTGTGAACACTGGAATCTATGTACTTATTGGTGCATACTTTGATGGAACCCTAGATGATCTTGATAAGATGTATGGGATTTGTGAGGTAGAAGATGACAATAGGTGAGATGTTTTACAGCGACTTGGATGATGAGGTATGGCAGTATGAAATACATACCACTCCACCCGAAGCAATCCATTGGGCAACCTATAAGCTGAAGCTTAGAGATATAAAGGTTATCTCAACTGCTGCTAAGGAAACAAAAGACAGGGTACGTAAAGAGATTCTCAGGGACATAGAACTGTCAGACAGCGGAGAATCTAAGAGAGAAGGAAAATGGTGGAGATAAAAAAGAAACAACCAACAGTGTCTGAGCAGATGCAAGATGAACTGGAACCTATAGTTCACCAGCATCCAACGGAACATGATGAGTCAGATGATTTAGAGATGGTTAAGAGTATCAAGAAGGAACACCACATCTGTGTCAAGACCATCAAAGAAAAACCTGTTGACAAAGATAAGTAGATGTGATATAATATACATATAATTTAAATTGAGGAGATAAACATATGGCAGTTTTAGAAGGTACAGCATATTGGGCTAGTGTACTAGCACCCAATACTAAGTTTGAACCCACGTATTCGGTCAACCTTATAGTAGATCGTGAGATTATAGAAGATTACAAGCAGCGTGGATTCCGTATAAAGGAAATGGAAGATGTTGGTACTGCTCTTGTAATAAAGCGTAAGGTCAACTGGATTGATAAGAAGACGGGACAGACACGCACACGCCCTGCTCCTAAGCTGTTTGATAAATCCAAGCAACCTTTGGATTGTCAAGTAGGTAATGGATCAAGGGTTAAGGTTCAGTTCCGTGAATGGGAAAGTGGTGAGTGGAAGGGATTAGACTTCCAAGCTATGCAGGTACTAGACCTAGTAGAATACTCTAGTACTTCTAGCCCAGACGGAGCAGAGTTTGAGGCAGAGGAAGGCTTTGATGATGGGAATGAACTATGAAGTCCAAGCCTAAACAAAAGGAAGAGAAGCCTACTGTAATCTTTCGTACTGGGGAGGGAGACTATGATGTTTCCCTTTTCAGTAAGGAAGGTCAGAGGCAATACCTCTTAGCACAGCAAGCTATTAATGATTTGAAAAGTTTAACTGCTCAGTGTGAATTAAAAAAGATAGCTATCGCTTCACTACACGGCTTCATTCAAGAGAATGAGTGTGTTGCTGGGTGTCAGATAGAAACTCCTGAAGAGGGCTAGTCATGCCATTCATAAAAACTAATCTGCCCTGCCCAAGTTGCGGAGGCAGCGATCCTGTTGCGCTTAATAAAGATGGAACCGCATGGTGCTTTAGTTGTGAGACTAGGTTCCCTGATTATGATAAGGCATGCGAAGAGGACAGGACTTCTTTCCCAGTGCCTGATACTGCCAGCGATTTAAAGACATACAGGAACAACGCCATGAATGAAGCAGAGGGTAACTTTATAGGGCTGACAGACAGGGGAATATCTGCTGAGACTGCTAAGAAGTATGGGGTCAAGGCTATACAGCAAGGTGGTAAGATAACAAAACATCTGTATCCTTACTACGTGTCCAATGAAATCACAGCGTACAAGATCAGAGAATCCAACAAGATGTTTACTTGGAGAGGAAACTCACAGGGCAGTGGACTTTTTGGAGAGCAGTTGTTTCAGTCAGGAGGTAAGTACATTACTCTGGTTGAAGGTGAGTGCGATGCGATGGCAGCGTATGAACTGCTTGGTTCTAAGTGGCCTGTTGTATCTATAAAGAACGGGGCATCTGGTGCAGTAAGGGATGTGAAGAATTCACTGGAGTTCTTGGAATCTTTTGATAATGTAATTATAAATTTTGATAACGACAAGCAGGGTAAAGAGGCAGCTGTAAAAGTTGCTAGGGTTCTCAGCCCAGCCAAGGCCAAGATACTTAGCTTGACTAGTGACTTCAAGGATGCTAACGATATGTTGCGTCAGCGAAGGAACCAAGCGTATGTCTCCTTGTGGTGGAATGCTAAGACTTACACACCTTCTGGTGTACTAAACGTAAGCGACAATAAAGATAAGTTTAATAGTCGAGAAAGAAAAGACTCTGTTCCCTACCCTTGGAGTGGGCTTAATGAAAAGCTGTACGGTATTAGGCAGGGAGAACTAGTTACTCTTACTGGTGGAACAGGACTAGGTAAGTCCTCAATAACCAGAGAGATAGAACACTGGCTAGTCAGTCAGACAAGAGATAACGTAGGTGTGATAGCACTAGAAGAAGATTGGCGTAGGACTGTTGATGGAATACTCTCAATAGAAGCAAACGCTAGGCTCTATGTTGATCAGGTGCGTGAAGAGTTCACACAAGAACAGCTGGATGCTAAGTTCTCTAAGCTATTTGAGGGTGAGAACAAGGACAGGGTGTGGATACATGCACACTTTGGGTCTAATGATCTGGATGAGATCTTCTCTAAGATAAGATTTATGGTAGTCGGATGTGGCTGTAAGTGGATAGTAGTTGATCACCTACATATGCTTGTGTCCTCAGTAGCGGAAGGAGATGAACGCAGAAACATAGATAATATTATGACAAAGCTGCGCTCTATTGTTGAAGAGACAGGAGCAGGGATGATCCTAGTGTCACATCTACGAAGGATAGAGGGCAACAGAGGGCATGAGAATGGAGTTACTGTAGGGCTTAATCACCTTAGAGGCTCTCAGTCTATAGCTCAACTGTCTGATTGTGTCATAGCTCTTGAGCGCAACCAGCAAGCGGATGATTTGATTGAATCTAATACAACCCACTTGAGGGTGCTGAAGTCTAGGTACACTGGTGATGTCGGTATGGCTACACATTTATTATACAACAGAGACACAGGCAGATTGTCTGAGGTTGATGTGGAGGAAACAGATGAACTCACTGGTCTTTGATATAGAGACAGACGATTTAAACGCAACAAAGATATGGTGTATAACTACAGTAGATCCTGAGACAGAAGAGGTAAGATCATATTATAATGATTCTCTTTCTCAAGGACTAATAGCATTGGGGTCTACTAACAAACTAATAGGTCACAATATCTTAGGCTTTGATATACCTGTAATAAAAAAATTATGTGGTATTGATCTTTCCTGTAAGAAAATTGTTGATACTCTTACCATATCAAGATTGTTTAATCCTGTTAGAGATGGGGGTCACAGCTTAAAGTCTTGGGGTTATAGACTAGGCTTACCTAAGAAAGAATTTGAAGACTTCCAGAATTTTTCTATGGACATGGTAAAGTATTGTGAGAGGGACACACTACTTAACAAGAGAGTATACGATTATTTGAAACTGGAGTCAAAGGGATTTAGTCCTGAGTCAGTACAGTTAGAGCAAGAGACTGCTAGAATTTTAAACGATCAAAGAGACAGGGGCTTTTTGTTTGATGATGAAGCAGCTTCCCTGTTAAAAGGAGAACTAAACGATAGGCTTACCTCTGTGGTAGAGGAAGTACAGAAGGAGTTCAAACCACACACATCTTACACTACACTGTATCCTAC